GTTCAAAGTTAATTTTAGTGGGAATAGGTTGTCGCACGTTCCATGCGTTTGCTACTTCTGTTTCTATACTATATTTGGGAAGTTCAATCGTGCGGACAGCATCAAATATCAGCCTAGCTGGTGTTTGAAGTTGTCCTATATACTGTGAGCTAAAGATTTCTACTTTAAAATGGAACTTTAGGCGGGCCGCTTTAAGCCCACCTAAGTTATACCATTTCATAGCGTCAGTTAATGCCGCCATGTATTATCCTTATGTTGCAGAGTTACCTGCGCCAATTGGTAATACGCCACTAGTTAATGCGCCCTGTGTAGTGGCTGCACTAACTGCATCACCGTGGATGTCAGCGGCGTCGTAGCGTATTTGTAAAGTGATTTGCATTACGTCACTGGTTGCATAGTTATTTTCACCGTAGTTTACGTTTTGGATGAAACATCCATTTAAACTCCAGCTTTCAATGACTAGCCCTGGTTGACTGCCATCTAGCTGTTCAATTACCATACCAAACTTATAGTCACGTCCTGCTGTTGGAGCACTTTGTAAACCTTGGTTTAATTGTTTTTGTAATTGACTTGCCACATGCTTGGTAACTGTACCGTTGATGTCGTCACGTAAAGTTAAAGTAATTGGTTCCCAACTGTGCTTGCCAGCAAGGTAAGCACGACTGTTGTACGCATCCAAAGTAATTTCATCGTGTGTTAGACTAGGTCTATTTACGCTGACTACGTTTTGTGTCATCTCAACAGTACTACCGTTGTTTCTACCAAAGTCATATAAGTTAACTCTGAATCGATATTGGAGTTTAGGCATCACCATTGCATTAGTGCCTGTTGTTGGAACTCCAAATTGTGTTAAATCTGCCATGTTGTTTCTCCTTCGGCTATGTTATTTATCATTATGATAACTCGCCTGTGTTGACAACACGAACTGGAATGTAAATGAACTCAGCGGCCTTAACTGGCTCAATGGCAACATCAACATATAATTCATTTCTGTCAATTCTGGCAGGTGTGTTGTTTGTTTCATCACAGACAACAATGAAGTCATAGATAGCACGTTTAGCAAGCAATTCGCCTAAGAAACTATCGAAAACTTGTTTTACATTAGCACGAGTGATCTTGTCGTTGGGTTCGAAGATAAACGGACGGGCCAGCGGATCAAAACGCTCACGTAAGTAAGCCAATAAACGAGCAACGTTAACTCTATCTAAAGAACTTGAACCAGTTTGTAACGTCTTCTGGCCGAAAACATAAACACCTTGGCCTGGGAAACGTGCAATAGGATTCAAACCAACTCTGCTACCATCGCCATATAATGTATCACGCTGACCTGTTGTCAATGCTACTGCAATAAATTCGCCTTCGCCGTTGATATAACCTACATTACTTGCATTAGTTACAACACCGCGTGTTAAACCAGCTGGTGCGAACCAAGGATAAGCAACCTGGTCGTTGTATGCATAAGTTCTTAGAACGATGTGACTTGCTGGAACAACAACATCGTTGCCGTTTAAATCTGTTGCTAAACCGCTTGGGTAGTAACAGGCTGCTTGATAAGCACTGCCGCCGCTGACAATTAAACCATCTTCGCCGGTACTGCTTGCATTATTACCACTCATCCAATCGATCAATGTTTGACCTTGTGGTGCTAAACGTAATGGAGTATCTACAATAACAAATGCTGTTTCTTTACGATCTGTATTCAATGATAACATCTCATCAATTAGTTCTGCGTAGCCTGGTGCCGCAATTAATGTGAAGAAGGTCATTTCTTCACGAATTGTTTCATTGCTGGCCACTGCGCTTTGCAATGATTTAACTACTGCGCGGCGTTGCGCTTTACGCAACATATATGGACTACCATCTTCTTTGTTACCGCTAAATGTAAACCATGCTTTGTCGCCTGTAGCAACACCGTTGGCATCTAGTACATCACTGTATTGTTTAACGTTACCCGTTGAAACGATACCGTTCCATAATAAAATACCATTTGGATATAATAACGGATCTGGAGCATTTTCATCTATTGCGGTTGCGCCGCCTGTGCCATTTGAAGTGTCACTTGGTGTATATGTTAAGTCAGCAAATACAACACCATTAGGAGTTGTTTGATCTGTGATATTGCGAGAAACCCAATCACTGCCATCAAATTCATAAATTGCTGGATAATTTTCTACATCACTACTATCAATCCAATAGTCGCCGCTGGCCGGACTACCAGGAGCATTTGAATCGATAGAAACATTGCTGCCTATTGGTTCCCATTGACTATTTGCTTTTACATATAAGTCAACTGCTAAACTAGTATTGTACCACAATGTACCGTCTACTGTTGCGCCCACAGGAGCACTAACACTAGCTTGTTCATCTAATGCACTCCAGTTGCTGCCATCATAGTAGCGTAATTGTACGTTGGCGCTACCGCCTTCTGCTTTAGCATATATTTTACCTGCAGATAATGCACTTGCAAAACCTGCGGTGGCTGCTGAATCATTAGCATAAACTGGAGACGCAACAACTACCCAAGGACTACTGTCTGGAACATTGGCACTTACATATTTTTTAACTGCTAAACTTAAACCATTGTTTGGACTTGTGGACTTTAACCATACATCACCAATAGACGTTGCTGTGGGAATATTATAGTGAGCGGCAACAAAAACTGTGGGAATTGCAGAGTTTGCTGTTGTACAGATTTCCCATGCGCCGGAAATCTTTTTATATACTTGATAACTAGAAACTGCAGAAGTTGCTACAACTGCATAGTCACCGTTGACGCCAATTGAAGTAACAGGAACTACACCTGCAGAACTGACAGTATCAGTTAGATCAGTGACAAGTAAAGGAGTTTTTGCGACCCAGCTATCTGTTCCAGTTGCTGATGCTTCAAAAATACCCCAGCTTGTATTAGCTAAGTCTAACCAGTATGTACCATTAGCAGGAGCACTTGCTGGTTCAATGTCGCTGGGCTCTAATTGTAACAAATCAATGTCTGCACGTAGTACATACGCACGATTAGCAAGACCCAAGTAGCTGTAAGCTGCCATTAATCCGTACTCATTAACTTCTGAACCATGTACTGCTGTACCGTTTACTGTTTTAAATTTTGGTTGACCAAATTGCTCAATAAGTTCACGTTGACTTGTTAGCAAATAAGGCTTGTTGGCATTTGCAGGAATTGTTCCTGTTGCATAGCCTGTGCCACTTACATTGTCTTTGTTAGACTGTGTGGCTAAAATGATTAAAGGAACTGTTCCTTGGCCAGCAGATCC